CACAATCACTTGCAGGTGGTGGTATTATTAGAATTGGAGCAGGTGGAATGGTTGTAGGTCCATCACATGAACAAGGGGGTGTTTCCTTTGCTGCTGGTGGAGTTAATCTTGAAGGTGGGGAGAGTGTAATAAACAAGGTGAGTTCGTTGAACTACGGGGGTTTATTATCACAAATCAACCAAATGGGTGGTGGTTCACCAATAGTGAATAACCCGTCAAATAGTTTGATGGAAGAAAGATTAGTTCAGGCAATTGCTAAAACCAAAAATGAACCAATCCGTGCTTATGTTATGAATAGTGAGATAACAAATGGACAAGCGATAAACAGAAGGTTGAACGAACTTGCAACCCTATAACAACTGATATTTATAGAAATGATTAAAGTAATTGATTTAGATATAGAAGGAACCTTAACTGGTGATACAAGAGTGGAAGAGATTGCACTTGTAAGAATGCCAGCAATAGAACAGGATTTCATATATTTCACCCAACAAGAATTTGTTGATTCCATAACAGATTATCCACAATACATAACCGATACGGCAATAAGAGCAAAGAAATGGGTTGATGAAAATGGATATGGTAATTGTATGACCCCTGTGGGTAAGTCAAGGTTAAACCAATTAGCCAACAGAGAACCTGTATCAATAGAAACTTTAAAACGCATGAAGGCGTTTGGAACAAGACATAAGAAAGATTGGGATAGTTCCAAATCATTTGAAGAAGGTTGTGGATATCTTGCTCTCGCATCGTGGGGTTTTGAACCATCAACTTATGATAGTGTGATGAATTACTTGGATAGGGTAATAACCAAACAAGAAGAAATGGCTACGGTAGGTCCAAGAGGTGGAATTAACCCATCAAAGAAGGCACCAAAGTCAACCACACCAAACAAAGACCCAAAAGGTGAAGGAACAGCAAAGGGTGATGCCAGTGGTAAAAGGGGAGCAAAGGTTACAGCAGAACAAGAAAAGACATTACAAAATAAGGTTGATGATTTTAATGAAAAAGAATCAAATACCAAACATGGTAGAGCAACACTTGGACAACTCAAATCAGTATTTCAAAGGGGATTGGGAGCATTCAATACATCACACTCACCAAAGGTAAGGTCAGCAGAACAATGGGCTTATGCAAGGGTAAATGCTTATTTATATCTACTTAAAAACGGAAGACCACAAAATCCAAAATATACAACTGATAATGATTTATTACCTGATAAACACCCAAAGGCAGGTAAGGGAAAAGAAGATATGGATATTGATGTATCCAACCTACCTGATTATGTAAATTATCCAACAGGTGATACTGAAAATAATATGTTGATAAAACCTGTATTATTTGTTGAAAGAAATCCTGGTGAAGATAGAAAAGATTATATCAATAGATGCACAGAATACCTAATTAAAAATGAAGGTAAATCACCTGAACAAGCATACGCAATCTGTAATTCAGAAGCAGATGAATATTCAATCGGACAAAATGTCAGTTTTGACTTTGATGATACATTGAATACACCAAGAGGTAGGGGATTAGCATTACATGAATTACAATCAGGTAGTGATGTGTATATCATATCAGCAAGGTCGGATAAGATGAGAATGCTTCCCCTTGCAACAGAATTGGGAATACCACATGATAAGGTATTTGCAACAGGTTCAAATAGGGCTAAACTACAAAAGATAAAGGATTTAAGAATAGATAAACATTACGACAATAATGAAGATGTAATAGATTCATTGGGTAGTATTGGTATTCAATTTATGTGTCCTTGTTTGGATGAGTTCGTGGATAAGAAACAGGACTTTACAATGATTGGATTCATAGATGGGGAACCAGTCTTTACCACACCTGAAGAAGCCGAGTTATATGGAGAAACAGAACATGGATGTTCAGGACACCATTCACACACAGATGAAGATGGTAATACCGTTTATATGGGTTGTGAGATACACCCTGAAAAGATGGAAGAAGAATTTGGTGTTGAAGATTATTCTGATGAAGAAATTGAGGTTATTAAAAACTTATATTTCTTAAAGGAAAATGACTATGAACAATTTGAGGCTGTTGTTGGAGCAATGAGAGGTGCAACCGAAGCCGAAATAAAAAGAAGAAACCACCCAAGACCTACAAACTATTTCAAATATGAAAGGGTATTATCAGGAGCACCTGATAGAGATTTCTGTATGTCCATTCAAGATAGATATTTCCGTAGATTGGAAATAGATTTATTAAGGGATACCAATACAGAGTTTGGACATGAAAGACAACCATATTCAAAGTGGTTATACAAAGGTGGACCTAATTGTATTCATGCTTGGAGAAAGTATTTGGTTCAAGGTGATGTTATTGCAGACCAAGGCATGGCTGAAGGAACTGCGGGAATACCACCAAAACAATTACCGAATAGTGGTTACTACTCACCTGAAACAAAAAGAAAGAGTGAGGTAGCATACATCATATCACAACAGGGAATGTCCAAGATGGGGTTCAAAGCGGATGATGAAAAAAGAATGGTGTATTCTCCACTAATGATACCTAATATTCTAATACCACGATTATCTGATGATGGGGAAAAATACTTTGTTAAATTCACACCACAGGTAATAGAAAAAATACAAAACCTTTACATGATTGAAAAGAGATTGGATAGAACAAACTATGAACATAGTGATAACAAGATTGATTCGGTGGTAATGGTGGAGAGTTGGATTGTATCGGGTGATTCTGATAAATCTTTCCAATTAGGTTTTTCAAGGGATAATATACCTGATGGAACTTGGATGGGTGGATTTAAGGTATTGGACACAGAAGAAGGAGATTACATTTGGAATGAATATATTAAGAAAGGTAAGGTAAAAGGATTTTCAGTTGAAGGTAATTTTATTATGAACTTTTCCCGTCAAGATAATGATGAATATTTATTACAAGAAATCATAAACATAATAAAACAAATAAACGATTAAAATTATGAATGCAGCACAAGCGATTGATAATATCGTCAAAATGTTAGGATTACAATTTAAGAAGGAGACCTTTAAATCAACCTTCCTTACTGATGGAACCACAGAGGTTACCAACAATATGGAAGATGACTTTCAACCAGGTCAAACCCTTTATGTTGTAAAAGAATCCACACTTGCACCAGCACCTGAAGGTTCACACGAAACCAGAGAAGGTGTTGTTATTACCGTTGATTCAGAATCAGTTATCATTGCCGTATCCCAAAAGGATATTGCTGATGAGGCAGAGGTTAAAGAAGAAGCAGGTAAAGAAATGGAATACACAGAAGCAAAAGATGCACAAGGACAAACCCTTGAATCATCTACTTTTGATGTTGGTGAAGATGTATTCTTGGTTAAGGAAGATGGTAGTAAAGAACCAGCACCAGACGGAGAACATCAAGTAACCTTAAAGGACACAAGTGGAAACGAAAATAAAATCAGAATACAAGTTAAAGATGGTAAAATCACAGAAAGAGAAAATGTGGAAGAAATGATGAAACCAGAAGAAATGAGTGTTGATTTTAGTAAAGACATTGAAGACATTAAATCATCAATTAACAACCTACTTGAATTGGTTGGTTCAATGAACGGAAAATTCAAGACAGAGTTAAACTCATTAAAAACCGATTTTGATACTTTCAAAAAGTCACCAGAAAGAAAAGCAGTAGAAGAAAAGAAATCTTATACACAATCTTTTTCTGATTACCAATTAGAGTTGATTAAATCATTAAGAAAATAAACATAAAAATTAAAAATAAAAAAAATGGAAAATAAGAAAAAATTGTCATTTAACTATGACTTATCAAATTTACCAACTTACAATTCTTATGGTTCTGATATGTTGATTAAAGCAATCTTGGGATTGACTTTACCAAAATATGCAACAATTAGACCTAACTTGAAAGGAACAACTGAAAAAGTAGGTTTCGTAACCAACGATGTTATCCTTCAAGATTTGAGTTGTGGTTTTGACCCAACAGGTGATACAGTGCAAAACCTTGTAACTGTTGACTTGTGTAATAAAAAGGTTAACCAACAATTGTGTCCATACTCTTTGTATGATACATATTTGAGTCAATCATTAACTAATGCAAACTTTCAGTCGGAAGTGCCCTTTGAGGAGGTCATTTTAACTGATATCAGCAATCGCATCGCCAACCAAGTTGAAAAACAATTGTGGCAGAATACTACTGCAACTGGTGCTACTATCTACAACAACGCTTGTTTCAACGGTGTTACTGCATTGATTACATCAGGTAATGGAGCAACTCAAATCGCTTA